ATATTAGAGAATGGAATTTGACTTACGGTATGAGAAATGTTGGAGACAATGGAAATCAAAAAGGTAAAGAATTATTTATTTCAAACTATTCAATTCTAAAGACGATAGGTTCTTCCCGGAGCCTATAAATTTATACGGGCACGGAAGCCGCAATATTTAACCGAGTATGAAAAAATCGTGCCATGTAACTAAAAATTTCAACATCAGCAGGAAAAAATATGGAATCAAAAAACGATAGTGCCAAACAAGAGCTTAAAGTCTTACAGGACCTTCTCAAATACGGTGATAAGGCGAAAGAAAAGATATATTTCGGCCTTTTAAAAAAAATAAATAACGGCGAGGCGTTATCAGCATCAGAGACACGAACATTTGAAAAAATCGGTAAGGAACTTGAAGCCGCACGGGATGAGATCGAGATTCTTGCACAGCAGAGATTCAAGTATCAGGCGGCGGCGGATTACCTTGGAATTTCAAAGAGGACGCTGTCTTATCATATCGGCAAGGGGCGCATAAGACAGGAGGCGAACGGGGACTTTCTCCGGGAGGAGCTTGACCGCTTCAAGAGGAAGCAGGGATATGAAATATCGGCAGACGATGAAGACATCAGCACGCTGAAGGCAAAAGCAGATCTTCAGCTGAAAAAATACCGTGCCAAACGTGAAGAATGTTTACTAAAACAACTGATGGGGGAGTTAATTTCCATTGAAGATGTCCACCGGGAATGGGTCGGTCGGATCAAGGAAATCACAACAAGTTTGAGGGCGTGGGGCAATACTTTGCCTCCGCTTCTGGATGGGAAAACGAAGCATGAAATGAAGGCCATTATCAACAAGGAAGTTCATGATTTGTTAATGCGTTATGCGAGGACTGGACGATGGACGCCGGATGTTCGGGAGACCTTGGAAGAGATAATGAACACGCCGTCAGATGGACAACAGCAGAGCGTCTAGTTGCCATGCCGCCGTCAGGCATGACGGTCAGTGAGTGGGCAGACAGCAAAAGGATACTGCTGCCAAGGACATCAGCCGAGGCCGGCGTATGGAGGACGAGCAGGGCCATGTATCTCAAGGCGGTCATGGATGCGTTTTCCATTCCGGAAATCGAGGAGATCTGTTTTTGCAAATCCGTGCAGGTTGGCGGGACGGAAGCTCTTTACAACATGATGGGATATGCCATTGAGGAAGAACCGGCGCCGATGCTGATGGTTTTGCCGACCGTCGAGATCGCCCAGTATGTTTCCCGTAATAGGTTTCAGCCGATGGTGGATGCCATTCCGTCATTGGCCGAGCGCAAGACAACCAATGATGACGAATACAATTTGCTGGAAATGAATTTCACCGGGATGGTGCTATCGCTGGGCGGGGCGAACTCTGCGCCATCACTTGGAACACGTCCCGTCCGCTATTTGTTCCTTGATGAAGTGGATAAATTCCCGGCTTATGCGGGGCGGGAGGGCGAGCCGATTGGCCTTGCCGTTGCCAGAACGATAACCTTCTGGAACAGGAAAATTGTGAAAGTATCAACACCGACAGTCACCGGAGGGAACATCTGGCAGGCGTGGCTGAAGGCGACGCTCCGCTTCAAGTATTATGTTCCGTGCCCGCACTGCGGAGCGTATCAGGTATTGACGTTCTGGGGAGAGGAACTTGCGGACTATCATCTGCGGTGGCACGAGGAAGGTGAAAAATATGAATTAGATGAAGTTTATGAAAACACTTGGTATGAATGCCAGCATTGCCACAAAAAAATATATGACCATCATAAAAATGCAATGGTGGAAAACGGAGAATGGCGGGATCAATATGACCATCCCTTCAGCATGGACATCCGGGCGAAAAGCGTTGCCTTTCACATCAACGCTCTTTATTCTCCGTGGGTTAAATGGGGCGAAATGGCCGCCGCCTTTTTGAAGGCGAAAGATTCTCCTGAAGAATACATGAATTTCGTCAATCTCTATCTCGGAGAACCGGTGCGTGAACAACTTGCCGAGCGCATTCCGGATTCTGCAACACACTTGATTGAAAAATACGAACCGGGAATTGTGCCGGCTGAAGCCGTTGCAATTATCGTTACAGTGGACGTGCAGAAATACTATTTGCAATATGTCGTCAGGGCATGGTCACAGGATTTGGAAAGCTGGCTTATCCGTGAAGGGCAGGTTGAGGGATTCATTGAACTTGCCGATGTTGTTATTAACTCATCATATCCGATTGCCGGAAGCACCAAGCGAATGGGAGCGAAACTCGCTCTTATAGATGCCGGATACAGGACAGACGAGGTTTATGACTTTGTGCGGATGTATCGCCACGTCTGCAAGGCGACAAAAGGATCATCGCATCCCATGCGGACACCATACGTAGCCTCAAAGATTGATATGTATCCCGACGGGAGGCGAATGACAGACGGGCTGACCTTGTGGATTTTTGACACCGATTACTGGAAGGACGCTTTTGCACGGCGTGTCGGATTAACGGAAGGCAATGAAACATCACTTGCCAAATGGCACGTTTACAGCGGGATCAGCACAAGCTATCTGAATCAGCTGACCGCTGAAGAAAAAATCACTGTAAGAAACAGAAGAACGGGGGCGACACATGAAGTCTGGCAGTTGAAGCAGGGGCGAAAACGCAATGAAGCGTTTGATTTGGAGGTCATGAACCTTATGGGGGCTGATATGTTGGGGCTGAAGTATTTTTACGGAGCGAAGATTGTGGCAATGCAACAGGGGAAGGATGCCGTCGCTCAAAAGCCGAAACCTAAAAACACCGTAGCAAGGTCAAACTGGATGCGCAGGTGACGAGATGAAAGACAAGAAAGAAATCGAGTTTATCTCCGTGAAGACGACAGCAGAGCTGTTGGATTGCACGATACAGTTTATTTACCATCTGATCAGCACAGGCGAGCTGAAAGCTATCAAGCTGGGGACGCAGGCGATCAGAATTTCCATGCCGTCATTGACCGAATACATCGAAAGCCGGTGGATAGACCCTGCATCATACCGATGCGGCGAAGCGAATCCTGAAGTTGAAAAACCGCAAAGGATTATCACGCCTCCAGCACAATCAAACTGGATGAAAAGAACGTGAGGCGGTAAAATTTTTTTCAATACGTATATATGGCTGTATATAGCGGATATTGTTTTTTTTAGCTGATAGTGTAATCTTTAAAAAAAATAACAGGAGATTTCCTATGGCCTACGATTCCGCTTTGCTCGATAGAATTGACGAAGCGATTGAAAGCCTCATTAGCGGGACACGCAAGGTTTCCTTGACGATGGGGAATAAGCAAATCGTTTACGGTCAGACCGATTTATCAGATTTACAGGAGTTGAGAGACAGGGTTGCGGCTGAAGTTCTTGAGAACGAAGGGACGACAAGACCGAAACTTTTTGCGAGGATTACAACGTCGAAAGGGATATAAGCATGAAATATTTGTCAGTATTAGACCAATACGGGCGAAAAATCCCGATCAATGCTGCAACGGATTATGAAGGGGCTTCTGTAGGCCGGAGAATGGCATCATGGGGAACGTCGCTGTCCGGCGTGAATACTTCTCTTTCATATAATTTGTCAACGCTTCGGTCACGGTCACGGGAACTTATCCGGAACAATCCTCTTGCTGATGGCGGCATTGACGATTATGTGGCGTGCGTCATCGGCACTGGAATATCGCCCCGATGGGAAATTGAAGACAGAAACATCAGAAATGAATTACTCGACCTGTGGAATCAATGGGTGGAAGAAGCTGATGTTTACGGGCGGTTAAGTTTTTACGGTTTACAGAGTCTTGTTTTGCGTGGATTGATGGATGCCGGTGAAAGCTTGATTCGTTTTGTTCGCCGCTATGATAACAAGGGCTTGTCTGTTCCGTTGCAATTACAGGTTTTAGAGGCAGACCATTTGGATGAAACATATGAAGCGGTGATGGAAAACGGGAATGTAGTTCGCATGGGGATCGAGATAGATGATTACGGCGTGCCGGTGGCATATTGGCTTTACGAAGAACATCCTCACGAACATTTTTTCAATATGAAAAACATCGGACGCAAACGCATTCCGGCGAGCGAGATTATTCACGTCTTCAAGCCGTTGCGTGCTGGACAGATGAGAGGAAGACCGTGGATGTCGTCTGTTTTGTTGAAGCTCCACGACCTTGACCAGTATGACGACGCAGAGCTGGTGCGTAAGAAGGGTGCGGCGATGTTCGGCGGGTTTATTTATGAGGATGCTCCGCAGTCTTCGGATGCGGTGTTTGGGCGGATGGGCGAACTTGGATCAACAACGGGGACGGATTCCGGATATGATGAAATTGTTGCATTAGAGCCGGGGACTTTCCCGAAATTGCCGAAGGGATTGAAAGTCGAGTTCTCAAAGCCGGTTGATGTCGGTGCAAATTATGATTCATGGATGAAGAAGCAGTTGCGGGATATAGCGAAAGGAATGCGGCTGACGTATGAACAGCTCACGGGAGACCTGTCCGATGTGAATTTTTCGTCAATCAGGGCCGGCATCAATGACTTGAAGCGCAGAGTGACACAGCTCCAGCATGAGATTATCGTTTACCAGTTCTGCCGAAGGGTTGTGAATGAGTGGCTGAATGTTGTTTTCCTGACGAAGAAATTGCCTTATGCCGATTATTTCAGGAATCCGAGGAAATACAGAAATGTGAATTGGTATGCGGATGGGTGGCCTTCCGTCAATCCCGAAGTGGATGCGGCGGCGAATTTACTTGAAGTCCGTGCAGGGTTCACGTCACGGGCGGCGGTTGTTGCG